GTCGCGACCACGGCGGGGATTTTTTGCATCGATTAAAAGATTCCTTTATGGGGGGGGTCGGCTTCCGTTTGGCACGCAACAACGAAGCGATGAACATCGTGTTGCACTTGTCCTGCGATCGCATGAACCGTGACGGATCAAGTCCAAGCCTTCGGAGCAACTTGCGACAACGAAGCGAGACTGCTGACTTGGTAATGCGGTGACGCTTCGCAAGCACCGTCATCTGCGGTGGCTTCCCTTCGCCGACCACGATGCGAATGATGTCAGCGTGCAACCGCATCTCGTTGTCCGTGGAACTGTCCAACGCTTCCAGCAGGAAGTGAAGCGTGGAACGCAAACGAATCGAAGCCAACTCAAGGTGCTTCAGTCTTGAGTCAGCACCAGCAACATCAAACGACTCACGATCGATTACCTCGTCGAGCGTTGAGCGTTGGTTGCCACCGATGAACGAACCCTCACGACCTTCTTCCTGATTGAAAGACTTCTCCTCGTTTTGTTGGAAATCGAAATGCCCATCGTTCACACGCTCACGACTTAAATCTGCGGACATCGGATCGTCTGCACGAAACGCACCCGACTCAATCAACGCACGCTTTTCTTCAGGTCGCAACAATCGCCACCAGCGTTTATATTCTTTTGAAATGGACGAACCAAAATCAGCCACCCAGACTGTTTAACACCACTTATTAATTTCATCAACACTTGTGACAATCCAGATTTGTTTCTCGGAATCGAATCGGGTCATCTTCCATCTCCAAAGACGAAGCCTAACTGCCGAAGGTTTGGTTTTCAAATTAACTGCCAACAACTTAATCCGATCGTCGTATTCTTTTACGGTCAACTCTGGTTTCCAATTCTGCATCCACCTGTAGATTGTTTTCCTTTCCATTGCTCTGCATCGTGAAGCAATCATCGTTCCCAAGTTACGATCGGCTTCGGCAATTTCAGGTTCTTCTTTCCAGCGTTTCTTCCAGCGTGCAAGCGTTTTGATTCTTCTTAATTGTTTCCTGTTCATTTTCTAAAGCCCTCAATTGGAAGATACAGGGACGCACCAAGCGTCCAACCTGTATCGTCAACACAACAGTCCACCCAATCGGGTGGAATGTTATATCCCCCTTTAGGGGGATTATGGATTGAAATACCCCCCACGGTTAAATCTCAACGACCTCAAACTTCACCAACCTTGCGATTTGCGAAGGGTCGTAGGATGCAAGGATTTTGTCGGCAGATTGAAAAGCAGGATAAACGCAACCGTCCCACTTCCCTCGTTTGTGATCGTACCAACCAACTGCGAAGGTGATTGGGTATCGTGACGATGGGCGGTGTTTGCGGAAGCGTGTTGTTCCGTCTGGAAGCGTTAGGCGGTAGGTTGTTTTCATGGTGTGCAAGTTACTTGGTGGCATCCTCAACGACATCGTTTGCGTGCAGGTCCGATCGTGTTTCCCAGTCACCGTCATCGCCCTGACCCATTCCCATTCCCCATTCGCAAGCAATCCAGAAGTTGTGCTTCAGGATGCGTTTGGCGGTTTCCACGGTGGCATCGTATTCCGCTTGGGTTTTCTTTCCAGCGTCCAAAGCCTTCTTCCAGTTCTTCAGGCATTTGTTTGTGTGCTTGATCACCTTGAGTGCTTTGGAAACTTGCTCCATGTGTTCCAACATGAAGTTGGTTGAGATTCCGCAAGGGTTGGAATCTTCTTCGCTGATTGGGTGTTGGGTGTTTGTTTTGATTTTCATGTTTTTGTTTTTTGGGTTGGGTGAAATTACTCTGTGGAGTTTCCGACTTCGATGCTTTTGATTTGGGATTTTAATTCTCTAATTCCTACGCAGAATAAACTCGATCGTCCTTCGTAATTAAATCCGTCTTTTAATTCGACATAAAAAGATTTTTCTCTGTAGTCTTCTACATCGATTTGGACAATTCGATTATCCGATTTTAGAATTTCGGAAATTGCCGAATCTAACTTAATTTCGTAATCGGGCTTTTTCCTATTCCAGATGAATTTTACAGGTCTTTCGTTGTTCATATTATTTTTGTTTGTTTGGTTGGGTTGTTTGGGTTGTTTGTTTCAACACGATTAACTTACAACGACCTTGCAAGGATTCCAAGCCCAAAGTGCAAGATTGTTGATTAAAAGTTGAACCTACCCAAATAACCCCAAAACCCCCCATTTGGGGACATCCACCCCAACCGCACGACAAAAGGCTTCTAACCCCCCTTTCTGATCGATTTGGAAGGGTCGGATTGGGCAACTTCGGAAGGGTCAGCGTATTCCCAACGGATGCACCCCTTCTGGCGAGCGTGGCGGATCAGGATTTCCCCTGCGAAGTCTCCGTTCAAATCCTTGAGTCCTGACCGCCCCCTTCGTTTGGTGAAGCCAAATTTGAAAACTGGTTCATCGCCAGACTGCCGAACCAACACTCCGACCTCACGGAAATAATTCACAAACTCCGCAGAACCACTTCCCGAATAAGCGAGATCGGCAACCGTCTGACCTTCCTTGTCTTTTGCGGTGCGTGGTTTCGTGGTGTGGTGCATCGCAATTAAAACGCAACCTGTCTCAACCAAGATTGAATTCAAATCGTGACGGCAAAACTTTGAGGCTTGTTCCTGATCGGCAATATCGATTCCTGCGAAAGCCAAAAGTGGATCGACGAAAATCAAATCTGCTCGGTGTTGGTTAATTACCGAACGAAGCATGTTAGGAAAAGTTGCACCAACAGAAACCGTATCACGAAAGATTGCTAAGTTTTCTTCCAGCAGTTGTTGTTCGGAAGGGTGAAGAAACAATCCGTTGTACACATCTGAAAACGCTTCTGCCGTGTCTCCGAAATCGTTCTCGTTTTGCAGGATAACAATCCGAAGCGGTTGTTTTGGTTTTATGCCGAAAAAGTCTTTTCCAATCGACCAACGAATTGACGCTTGCATGCAAAGCGATGACTTTCCGACTCCAGACTGCGAAACCCAGAGTGCCGATCCACCTTTGCAAAGCCAACGGTTGCCCAGAACGCAGTTCGGGTCGTTTTGACGATCAAACGATAAAAGTTCCTGCGTGTTAAAACGAATCGCACCGCTTTTCTTTTCCTCACGACTTTGCACCGCCTTGATGCTTCCCTCGTAGTAGGCAAGGATTCGTTCTGGATCGGATGCAGGGTCGAGTGCCAAGTCTGCCGTTTTGCGTGCGATGTTGGAAATCGTACGAAGGATGGAGTACCGCTTAATCGATTCACCCCATGAGTTGTTGTAAGTGGTGAAACCAGTTTCCGTTGTAAGTGTGGAAACATAAAAAGTATCCACCGTGGATTTGTTTTCACGGAGACGAACCGTGACGGTCAACTCGTCGGCAGAAATTCCTTCGTCCGCAAGTTGCAGGATTGTTGAAGCGATTTCCTGATGGACTGGTTCAATAAAGTCTGACGGAATTAAACCTGTCGGAAGTGGAAGCGAATCTCGCAAGCACACTCCCAGCAGGAATCGTTCCGCTTCGGGCGAGGCGGTGTTGATTGGGTTGGGCATAGGGTTGTTTGAGTTGTTAGGTTTTCTTCAGAAGTCGATAGTATTTAACAGGTAGGCAACATTTACCGTTTGAAGTGCGGAATCTTTGCATTTCAATCACACCAGAATTAATTCCTTTTCTTAAAACTAAATAAGCGTGTGAGTGTGTGAAGCCCCAACGATCAGCCCATTGTTCTGCGGAAAGAAAACCTGCAGGAATCTTTTGGTGAGTTTTGTTAATCTCGCTCATCACAATTGCGAGAAGTGTTTTGTCTTTGATTTTTGGAAGTTTCATTTTTTGTATTCCCAAGTTTTCAATTCAGTTTGCCACAACCAGCGTTTTCCAATCCGATGGATAATCCACGCTTTCCAATCGTTTCCTAAATACCAGCCAGCGATAAATCCGTTGTTCCATTTGGCAGTACCCAAATAATTCTGAGCGTATTCGAGATCGTCGATGCGTGCCAAACAAGGGGACATGTAACCTGCACCACCGCCAAACTGATCAAGGTTCACTTGATGCCCTGTGTGACCGTGACCGCAGAAGAAAGCACCACCAGCCACACCGCCAGCCGTATAATGCTTTCCCATTTTCAAAAGGTTTGAACCGATGCCGTGGTGGAAACTTAAAGGTCCGATGCGAAGCAATCCAAGTTTGCCGTGGTACGGAAGAACCGCTTTGCAACCAACCTTGCGAGCCACCGTATTAATTAATTGGTCTTTTTCCGCACAGTAATCGCGAACAACACCCGAAGGATGGTTTCGTGCCATCGCTTCCAATCGGTATTCGTGATTTCCTTTCAAAAGGTGTGTGGGTCTGAAACTTCGGATAAAATCAAAACCGCAATCTAAATCCATTTGAAGTGACTCCGCACCTTCCTTGTCCCCCATCGCACCCTTTCTTAAACTGCGTAGGTCGAAGTGATCACCACCAGCGATGCGAAGTTCAGGTTTGAAATCTTTGCAGTAAGCGTAAAGTGCTTGCAGACTTTCATCGCAACCCATGTCACCGTGCGAGTCGGATGCGAAAACGAATTTGATTGGTTTTGTTTTACTCATAAAATTTCAACGGTTACATTTAATTGGATCGTTCACCACAGGTGACATTAAATTGTAACCACCCCTGCCAGAAGGTTTTGGCATCGTGGATTTTGTTTTGAAAGGCAAACCTAACGATTTCAATTCCGTTTGCTTCATCCCCATCATCAAAGCGGTGTCACGCAAACCAATCCCCATACGAATTGCTTCCTTGAGTTGGTTCAACGGTTCGTGCGGAATGCTTTGTTGAGGATTTTCAGCGTCGATGTGTGAACACGATGCCAAAAACTTTGCACGCTCCCATTCAACACCGAGAAGAAACGATCGTTGTTTTAAGTTCAATCGTTTTAGGTTTTCAAATGAGCAAACCATCGTTTTCAGATGTTAAGTTGGCGAGCGATGTGTTTTCCTTCGTCTCGAATCACCTGTGCGGAGTCAGGGGAAAACACGAACGAAAACGAAATTGGAATTTCCCTAATTATTTTTGCGATACTTAACGCTTCAACTTCGTTTGCAGGTAACACACCAACGCACTCGATGTGAATAGTGACTATTTGCCAGCCGTCCAACGATAGTTCTAAGAACGGTGCAAGGAATTCGTTCGGGTATCTCCAGTCGGAACAAACAACAACGCAATCCATATTTTCGTCCGCACAGTAACTTGCACGCTGATCACAATGGCGAATGACCGATCGTGCAAAAACATCGGCATCAAGTGATCGTGCAAACTCTCCAGCACTTACCAAAAACCCACGGTTGCGAAGTTTGAATTCCTCATTGTAGAAAGAATTCTCCGAGTCCGCTTCACCGATGTCCAAAAGCGACATCCAATAGTCGCAGGATTGCTTTAAAGCGTCCGCAAAGTTGAAATGCGAAACTTCCGACTTTGCACCAGCAACTATTCCATCGGCAAGCGTGGTTTTACCAGAACGAGCAAACCCTGTGATCAGGATAAGCGTTTTGCGTAATGAAACTGGAGTATCCATTAAAATGGAGCGTCAAACTCTGGTGCGGAAGGGGCTGGTGTTTCAGTTGTTGGTTCTGGTGCTTTGAAAAGTTTATCACTACCTTCCAAGCGTGTTATCTTTTTGAATTTGTAATCGAATTGTTTTTGTCCGTTCCAATCTGGCTTTGGAGTCACTTCCAATTCAACTTCGGCACGCTGACCCCACGCAGGGGAAACATACTTAATCAACTGCTCAACGGACATTTGGGGAGATGGATCGGTGGCAAATGTGCCAGAAAACTTTCCGACAAAGATTGCCAGAGACTTTCCAAACTCAACGGAACGATTAATGCTTCCTGTTCTGTTGTCACCTGTGGTGAAGTAAATTCTGGCGGTTGCAAAACCTTTGGAATTCTTTTTGTAGTGTTTCTCAATCTTGTCATCCTTGGGTTTGGACACTCTAACAATGTAAGTGCCTGACTCGGTGATAGGTTGGAATTCTGGGAACGACGATGGTGTTTTCATTTTGTTTTTGGGTTGGTAAAATTAAGCAAAGTTAATCGGTGCTTGGGTTTGTTTGCTTGGAAGGTCAATCACTTGGACTTCTTCGGGGTATCCGTTCCACTGATCCAAAGCGGTGCAAGATTTGTAAAGCGTCAACACCCTTTCAAAATCAAAAGATGCCGAAGTGATTACTTCCGCACCCAACTCGAAAATTGCACCAGCAAATGGGGATTCCTTTTCAACTGCAATAAACCTGAAACCCTTGAGTCGTGATCCAAATGCGGACTCGTAAGCGGAACGGTAGAAATACTGTTGAAGGTTGTATCGATAATTTAAAACGGAACGAAGGAAGTCTTTTGCGGAAGCCGATTCGCAGGTTTTAAGATCGTACAAATAATCGTCATCCCCAACTGCATCGATGGCACATTTGATTGGGCAACCGTTGATTTCTGTTGTGAACATTAATTCCGTTTTAATAAAAGTTACACCCAATCGATTTAAAATGCACCGCATCGAAGAAGAAACATCGTTTGTAAGTGTCCATTCTTCCTGTGAAACAACAGTTTTGCCTTCAGCGGACTTTAGAAACTCATCGTAGGTTTCCTTTCCTTGTTTGGTTCGACGATCAATCTCTGGTGCAATTGCAAATGTGTCGTGAACAAGTTCAGGTTGGAGAACCTTTGCGTGAGTCAGTGATCCAACACGCAACGCTTTGGTTTCCTCTCTTGGTTTGTCCAAGTAGTTTTTGTAGTGGGCTGGAGATACAAGTAACATTTTAGCACCTGAATAATTTAGTGCTTTTGTGCTATCGTATTCGCTTCTGGTTTTGATTATTTTAGGCATGGTTGTGTTTTGTTTTTTGGGTTAGGGAAAATTATAAATCTTCATCCGTTTCGTTGGCATCTTCGATTTCTCTCGAAATGTAATTCAACGCATCAAGTGCTTCTTCAATCGCCTCGTCTGCACGCTCAATCGTTCCCTGCAAACAACGGAGCGAACACTTAATCGATTTAAGGCGATCGTACAAAGGCTTCACCTCGTACAATTCCTCAACGGCATCAGGGTTGATGTGAAGTTGTTCCGCTTTTGCACGATGCACATCGCTCAACAGGTGACGAGAATCCTCACCGATAATTTCTGTGTCCGCTAAATATTCCAAATCGATTAAGTGATCACGGATTTCGATTAAGCGTCTGCGGATTTGTTCACGGTTTGTCATTGGTGTGTTTTGGAAGTTAAGGTTGGCACTCGATAATGTCCAGCCCTGAATCGGTGCGTCCACGCATAAAATAACGGACCACGCTTCGCTCAAGGGTTGGCAAAGTTTTCTTGCACCAAATGTCAAACGATTGTTGAAACGCACGGTTGTTCTTTTCGGCAATTTCGCAATGGGCTTCACCGTCCAACATAATAAATAAAGCGTAAGGTTCAGGAGTTGCGGATGCAAGTCTTGTGACCGCAACAGGGTGCTTGGGTGGTTGTTCTTTGTTTGGTTTCATTTCTCGTTAATATTAAATCTGTAGAAGTCCCGATCGTGCATTGCCCAGAATTCGATGTGGTTTCCTGCAACACGGTTTTCTTTTCGTTTCCATTTCCACAACTCCTCACGGAAACCTTTAAGCGTCCAAACAACGAATTCAGGGTTTTCAACTTTTCCATCAATTACCAAAAACATTGCATGGGATTTGCGTGGCATTTTATGCGACATCACAAGCATCGCTTCTGGCGGTCTTGCCCATCGTTCGGATCGTTCGCTCATTTCAAACAAGATTCTAAAATTTCCCTGCAAAGTTGTTCGGGTATTTTGCTACGGTTGTAAGCATCTTTAATTCCCTGCGTTCCAGTCCTTGCACCCCTCGGAGCGGACTCATGGCACTTGTCACCGTTCTTGCACATTAATCGTGGATTCCA